TTACCCCCGCCAGGATATAATGTTATTGATACGGCGGTTCTCGGCTGTTAATTTTTCAAAGCTTCCGTTATGCAATATAAAGCTTCCGCCTCCGTCAAGCTTTACAGCGTCACGAATCCCCAAAACCTCCATAAGATATACCATAAGCTCAAAATCAAGTCTCGCGGCAACATACACAAGCCTGTTGTCTCTTATTCCGATAAAACCGTGCCACGTGTCGTAAAGTTCGCCGCCCGAGTATCCCTCGCTCTTTATATCGTCAAGACTGACCTTGCGCCCGTTTCTTATAATCGGTATTCCCGACACAGCGTATTTTGCCGCCGGTACCGTCATCATATCGTCTGTTTTCACAAACTCCGCCGAATTATCGTTGTGTACAACAAGCGTCGTCTGCGCCTTTCGTGCGCTTGACAGCCATTTTGGCTGATTCTTCGCGTCGGTTATAATGCTTCCGTCAATCACAAGATTACCGACAGGGACGGTGCTTCCGCCGCTCTGAACGGCAAAATACCCCGCATTCGCATAATTTTCCGTCCCGATATTCCGTTTAGGCTTGTCCGCCGTTTCGATTTTAAAGTTCCACGTGTCAATTACCTGAATATGCACATCATCTAAGCTGTAAACTGTTTTCGGCATTTGTTTGTCTCCTTTCAGCATTTCTTTAAATTTGTACCACTCCGCCCAGTCGTTTGCACTCATAGAAGCGGGGCAGTTCTTGCGGCTTGCGTCAAAGTGACGGACTACGCGCTCAATCGGAATATTCAGCTCGCTCATAAGCTCACGCACAAGCTGTGCGGTTCGTCTGAGCGTTTCCGTCCTGTCGGAACCGACATTTACGCAAAATTCAACCCCGACCGAGTTTGAATTTGTGATTCCGTATTTTCCGTGCCCGTCTCCGCAATGCCAAGTATAATACTTGTAATAATCGTTTACACAAATTATCTGCGTATCATCAACAAAGAAGTCCGCCGATGAGCTGCGGTTGCCGCCGTTAAAATAATTGTAATGCGCCGTTGCATTCGCTCCGCGCGACGGATTTCCCGTATCGTGAACAACTATGTATTTTATCGGTGTGCCGTTTCTGTCTGATTTATTATATTTAATCTGATGTACCGCTCGCATTTTTATCCTCCCTAACAATATCATTAATTTTATCGCACAGATTAGATAAAACCTGCGCCATTTCCGCACGCGTCATAGGTCTGTCGGGTTCAAACGTTTTATCTGACGTTCCGTTCATCAACCCCGCGTTATACACGCGCTTCACCGCCTTGCAGTACCACTCGCCCTCGGACACATCCTCAAACGGCATTAAAGCTTTGCTGTTCTTTGCGTCCATTATCAAATACCCCCTTGCCAATTTGTTATAGGCAACGTCACCGATTCCGCCGTTGCCCCATTCCTCGCCCCACGAATTTACAACGCGGAACGTCTGCGTCTTATCGTTCCAGCCGATAATTGCCATTGCGTGCTTGCTGCCACGCAGGTCGAAGTCCCCGAGTATCGGCACACAAAAGCTGTATAACGCCTCTTTCACGGCATTGTACTTGCGCTCTTTTATCGCCCACGCGTAGACCTCATACCCCGCTATTCGATACGGCTCCGCCTTTTCGTCTAAGTCGGGACGGTTACGGGTAAGTTCCATTATCTTTGGAACTTCCTCATTTATCGGAAAGTCTTTCTCGAACGGCGCGCCCGTCTTTATCAGATAATCGAGCGCTTCCGGAATAATCATTCCCTCATAAGTATCATCCTCATCGCGGCACTTTCCGTAAATGTAGCCGGCCGAAAAGCGGTCGCGCGTTCCGACCTCTTTTTGATTAAAAATCTGCATAATATTTGTGACAGAGAAAGCCACACAGGAGTTTACATCACCCTGATTCCGCACATCGGGGATAAGTTCGGTCGGCAGGCAAAACGAATCGGGCAGCATTGCGCTGCCCGACCGAAATCCGCCGTTATAGTCCGTTATTTTTAATGGGGTTCGTCTAACTCCGTTCATCGGGATTTATCCTCCTTCATTACTTCGTCCGCCATTATTGCCGCCTGTGTAAAGCTGTTGTTCTTCCACCACGCGATAATTGCCGAAATGATTGTGAATCCCGTTGAAATCAGCGTATTTATGTTCTCGTCCGAGATGTTGATTACGCTGTGTCCCGTTGCGGTAAGCACCTGATTTACAAGCGCAAGTATCAAAATTGCCGTTCTCGCGATTGTTCCCGATGTGATTTGTAATTTGTTGTTGGATTCATTCATAATAGATTTTCCTTTCTTTTTTGATTCCTTAATTTTAATTCAGCATTCTGCATTCAGCATTCCGCATTCTTATTTACCTTCCGTTTTTAATCATCTTCTGTGCCTCCTCCAGGACAGAAGCGCTGAACAGCCCGGCTATATGAGCCTTTTCGTTTTCGCTCAGCTTTTCGTCGTTAAGCGCGGATTTAACAAGCTCAACCTGTGTGTCATAGTTCCCGTCGCCGACATAGGTCAGATATCCCGTAAACGCGTCATAATCAAAATTTTTCTTTCTTCCGTTCGCCCAATTCTTCCAAGCCTCAAGATTTCCGCTCGGATGAGTATTAAAATCATCTGTGTTATAATTTGTGTTGTAATAATAGTTGTATGCGCTTACCGTTCCGTTATCAATGTTGCCTTCTTCAATAGCCGTCTTTGCCTGTGAAGCGGTAAGCCTCGGCTTATCGGTCGAAGCCGTACTTTTCGCCTCGGTCTCATTGTCAGATACATACTTTGATGTTTCGGCCTCTTTATCGGTTATATATTTCTGTGTTTCAGCCTCTTTATTTGCCTTATCAATTTCAGTATCGTATCCCATTTTGGCGATATACTCCGCGCTCGCGCGGTCTGCATTTGCCGTCTTAACCGGTGCCGTCTCTTCCCTGCCCGCGACAGAATAATCTCCGTTGTCGTATACACCGTATTTGGCGTAATTACCGAGGATTTTCTTGGCACGCGCCTGCATTGCCTGCCGTTCGGTTTCTTTATCTCCGCGCTCTCTCGCCTTATTAATGATATCCTGAAAGCCCCCGGCATTATCAAATGCGTCCGATAAGTATTGTTCTTTAAGCGTTCCGTCCTCATTTAAGAAAACATTATCCCTCTCAGACCATTCACGCGGAACATATCCGGTAACCTCGGAGATTGTTTTCTTTCTTTCCACATCATTATTCTGCGCCGTTTGGTCATTGTCAAAATATGATTGTCTGTCCTCTCGGACAGCGTCAATGTTTGTACGTGCCGCGGTATTGTTGTCATTTATTAAAACGCCGAGGTTTTCCAATATAGATTTTGCGTTATTAATCCTGGCGTTGTATACATCAAGACCCATTTTATGCGCCGCTTCCATACCCTCGGCGGTAAGTGCCGCCTGCTGCCGCGCCGCATTTGCCGCCGCATAGCTGTCAATATTTCCGCCGTTTGAAGCCGCAGCCGCGGCCGCGGCATTGTCTCTTCCCTGAAGCGCAGATAAATCATATTTTGCCATTACCCCCTTATATACATCTTCGTATGAGGGCAGCTTTTTTGAATCATTGACCAGGTTATAAAGCTCAGAAATATTCTTGTCTTGCTGCTGTATCAATCTGTTGTATTGGCTCTCGTTAAGTCTGTCGCTCGTTGCCGCCGCCTGATTATACCTCGCCTTGTCGGATAAGTTATTTGCACCGCCGTTTTGCATATAATCCTGATAATACTTGTCAAGGTCTGCCTGATTCCAGTATGAAGTCCCGTTTATTTCAGAAAAAGGCTTGCCTAAATTCTTTCCGCCAAACGACACCTCTCCCGTAACGTCATTATATGATATAAGTTTGTCAATATCCGACTTTGAAAATCCGTTTTGCGCTCCCTTTTGATACATATAATCGCGAAACGGAACAACACCCAGCATACCGTAGTACTTCTGCGTAAAATCATCGCTTCCGTCCTGTCCCTCAAGCTCGTCCGCGACAGAACCGTATCCGTTTTCTCTAAGGCTGTTATAGTATGTCTGCGCCGCATTTGCCGCGGCGTTCTGTCCCTTCACATTGCCCGAAGCATTCGCGCTGCTCCAGTTTTTCTTCTGTGAATATATGTTTTTTATATCATTGTAAGGGTTATATCCCTCGGTAACATTAGAACTGTTCTGCGACCTCTGCCCCGTTTTTGTCAAACCGTTGTTTTTTACATAGTTATTCCATTCATTGTTAAGCTTATTTTCATCCCAATAAGACGAACCGTTAAATTCCACGGCAGGCTTGCCTAAATTCTTTCCGCCAAACGATACGGTTCCCGTATTTTCATCATAACCAAGCAATCCGTCAATCGCCTTTTGATCTAATCCGTATTCCTTTCCCAGCCCGTAATAGTACGGACGTATAGCCTTATACTTAGCGTTTGCCATAAATCATCATCCTTTCTTTTAATTCCGCATTCTGCACTCCGCATTATTTATTTTCCAAGTCTTCAATGCGGTGTTCCGACACCTTTTCGCGGTTGTTGAGCAGGGCAACATCTCTCTCGAGCTTATATGTACGCTCTATAAGATTGTTGTGGCGGTGGACTTGTTCTTTAAGTTGGGTTATCTGCTCGGTCTGTACGGCGTTATGCTTGTCCATCTCGAGCAATATTTTTCGGTTTTGGCTGTTGGTATTTATGATACACACCGCTATCGCCGCAACAGCTGATATTATTGCGCCTATTATCGTCTGCATCACTACACCCCGCAATCCACGCGCCGCGCCGTCTGATAATAGTATCTCAGCTTGATTTTATTAACCTCTGCGCTCATTGCATTTTCGGCAACAAGATACGCGTTTGAGGTCGCATTTTCGTCAAGCAAATCATAGTATTTATCGCCTAATTTATAGTAAATCACATTCCCGCCGTTGACAATGCTGTCCGCGACATATGTCCCCGTCAGATAGACCGAATCGGGCGTGTACGCGTCTGCTCCGTAGATAACGCTGCCGTTTGATATGTTGTGAACACTCGGCGGCAGGTCGCCGATTTGATACGTTTTTAAGACCGCATCGGCGTCCGCGTCCGTTCCGAAGCGGAAGTACCCCTTTTGATTTGCAAATCTGTACGGAATGCGAAATTTAATTAAAAACGTCCCGTTGTTGCCGACCGTCACCTGGTCTATGCCAAATATCTTGTCGGTTGATTCCAAGTCTTCGGAAGTCATCGCAAGGCAGGTCACCTGCGTGTTTGCGCCCGCGTTTGTGACGTTTCCGATGACGGTTGCAAGCCCCGTGTTATCGACCGTGAGCGTTGAAATATTAATCACACTCGCGCGGTCTGCAAAGACATACACGGGCGATATCGCCATACAAACGGCAAGAAATACGCCGAAGAATCGTTTCAAATGTTTACTCATTTCAGCACCGCCTTTCCGTCTTTAAACTCCACAGTGCCTACCTGCTCGCCGAGGCGGTAAAGCTTAATCGAGAGGTTGTCCGTATCGCTGAACACAAGCGGAATCGCCTTTATGCTTCCGTTGGGAAGCAGCATTTTGTCGACCTCTGCACCGTTTAAGTACAGTTCCGCAATGTCCGCCGACAGCTCATCGGGAACATCAAGCGTCATTTCCGACACATACTCGTTAATCGGATGAATGTCATAGTTTATGTTTACTTCTTTGTCAGCGGCGGGGTTTGTCGCAATCAGCGCAGTTGCCGCAGCGGCGGCAGCGACCGCGCCGCCTATTGCCTTTGTCCTTTTCTTCATAAAACATTTTCCTTTCTATTTTTAATTCGCTCCCTTGCCTAAATGGCTTTTACTTTGCCCCATTGCCTAAAGGGGGGTGGGTTGCCGGTGGCAATGCCTCCCTTGCCTAAAGGGGCGCTGCTTGCCGGTGGCAAGCGCTTAGCGCCGACCGAAGCGGACAGCGGAGATAGGGTTTTGCGACAGTAAAACTCGGGGGGATTCAATTCTGCACTCTGCACTCTGCATTCTGTTTATTCGATTGCCTCTACAATCATTGTACAATAGGGTACGCAGGCGGTGGGCATCGTGGTAAACTTTTCGTTTATCTTATCCGGGTCGTACGAAAGCAGATTATCTGCTTTTACGTCACTGCTGTGCAGAACCAAAACATCGCCGCTTGTGACCGAAACAATCTGAGCGTTGAGCGAGTTTCCCAGAACCCCGTATTGGTAACGCCCCTGATAGTCTCCGCCGAAGCCAATCATTGTTCCGTTTTTTCGAAGCGCAACCATATTATAGTTCCACGTTCCGTTGCCGTCGCCGGGGACGTGGCTTCCGTAGGTGACCTTTACAAGGCTCACGCCTGCGGGAATTGTGACCGAATATGCGGTGGCTGAGCTTATGCCCTCGAACTTTCCGAGGCCCAAAAACTCTCCGTTATGCCATTGGCAAAGCGAAACGGTGTTTGATGATGAGGTTTTGGGGTTTATGCAAGTCCATTTTGAATAACCCGATACGGTACGGCTATTCACATCTGCAAAACTACTGTTAGTAGATATTTCAAGACTTCTTGCAAATACCTCGCCTCCAACAAAATCAGCGTTTAATTCAACCCGTTTGTCGTACCCGGAAACGTACTGTACAAACGCATAAGACACTTCCCCATTTGCACCTTGCACCTCACCCATATACATTGACATTATCCAATACCCGGTTGATGTTGAACTAAAACCGGGAAGATCACTTTCAAACGAACCGCCGCTGTTCCATAGCACCTTTGTCTTTATCAATACATCTTGTAACTCTACCCAATCCGTTGAGTTTATAACAACCGTATCTATACTCCTTGTTTCAACTGTATTTGTATCAAGGTTATCAAGCTTTGTCTTGTAGCTGTCCGTAAAGTCGTTTGTTGACAGTCCTTTCCCGCTGACTTTGTCGACCTTATCCTTGACCTTTGCGACTTCCGCCTTTTCCTCATCGGTGTAATCGTTCGCAGACAATCCTTTGCCCGCAACTTTATCAACCTTACCGCTTAAATTTGTGTCCAGATTATCAAGCTTTGCTTTATATGCAACGGTGAAATCATTTGTTGACAGTCCTTTTCCACTTGCCTTGTCGACCTTGGTATCCTTTAAGATTTTACCTTGATTTGCCGACAGCGCACTCGTTGTCGATGTACTCGTAAGATTATCGACAACAGATACCCCCGTACCTCCGGTTGCCAAATCGTCAACATACTTTTTTGTTGCGGGCTGATAGTCCGCCGTCGGCGTAAAGGCGGTTGTGTTGGTCTTTGTTAAAACCTCTGTTTTATCCGCCTTGCCCGCAAGTGTCTCGGATATATTTGTATTGAGGTTATCAAGCTTTGCCTTGTAGTCATCGGTAAAATCGTTTTTTGACAATCCTTTACCTGTGACTTTATCAACTTTTGCGCTTAAAGTTGTATCCAAATTGTCAAGCTTTGTCTTATACGCAGATGTAAAGTCATTGGTCGATAAGCCCTTTCCACTTACCTTATCAACCTTATCCTTAACCTTTGCGACCTCGGCTTTTTCTGCGTTGGTGTAATCGTTTGTCGATAACCCCTTTCCGCTTACTTTATCGACTTTGTCCTTGACTTTTGCAACTTCCGCCTTATCGGAATCGGTATAATCATTTGCCGATAAACCCTTATTTTCGTCTTTATCAAGCTTCTTTTCCGCCAGTTCCTCGGCATATTTTACCGCGCTCTTTTTGGCGTTGCTCACAATTAAATCAATCTCACTTCGTCTATATGTATCATCGTTATTCCTTTTATGCTTTGACAAATTACCAATCATCTTTCTCACCTCAACACAGTATTGCCCGGATACATATTCGGCTTATGCTATCCGCGTTTATAATTTTCAGATACGCAACGGTTTTATTAATATCATCAAATGCTGAAATTTCTTGCCATAAAGCCGTCGGCGATTCGGGGTGGTTTGATAGTGTTCCGTAAAGTTTAAGGTCATCATTGTCACAAGCCCAGCCTATATCGTTTACGCTGCGTTTATTGGCAGAAACACGCGGCATTTTTACTATAACCGTTTCATTCGGCTTTAAAATACGTTCATACACAAAAGAAAAGGTATTTCTTGTTTCACCGCTAAACTGTTCCATATTCGCCGCCCCCGCTCATTGTTTTTATAAGCTGAACCTCTACAGATGTTCCTCCGTCAGATGTTCTTCTGATTGATGCAGAATTAAGCGTTTGATATCCGCTTATTGTCCATTTTGTGCCCATGCTGTCCTCAGCTTCAAATTCAAGAGCATCAATATTCCCCGAGCCGAAAAATTCATCAATATCATCCGTATTCATTTCCTCGCGCATCACAAATGCCAAAACCCATTTTGATGAAGTGCTCTGCTTGATTAGCTGTTCTACAGGCTCGCTGCATTTCAGTATTTTTTCTTTTTTCCCTGCGGTAATCTTTACTTTCATTGTAAAACCTCCTGATATATTTATGTTATTGCATTAAGCTTATCCGACAAAGCGGTCAGATACCTTGCGTATAAAGGCTTGCCGCTTGTAAATTTATCGGCATAATTACTGTTTGTTACATCCGTTTCGCTGTCCGTGTTATTCAAACAGCATATTATATAGTTAAGCGCGTTGTACCTCCACGCGTATACGGTTTTATCCTTGCGTATAGCTATTCCTCGCGGCGGATTAAGCGGATTTCCGTATATATCCGCTTCATATGAACCAAGTATATTTATATTCCTGCCGCACATATCCCCATAAAGCTCGGTGTTATACGGTATTGTTATATCGTCTCTCCCTTTAAAATGTTTAATCACAAGATTTGCATTTCTTAAAAGCAAATTCCAGTCGCTGTATGGTGTACTTGAGGCGGCGGCTCCCGATTCGGGCTTAACCTTCCATTCAAACAGCTCGGGCCTTCTGTAATCGATTGAGTTTGCCGAAGCATATGTATTTCCGTCTGATGTCACCGCATAAATAAGCGTACCGTCTTTTAAATATGCACAGGTAGTATAAGCCGTATAATATCCGGACGTTTTCAGTTCGGTTTTCAAATTGCTTCCCTCTGCCTCTATGTCAGATTTCGCAATTTTTATTATTATATCTTCGGATACATCACTGCTTATTTTGACAAAAAGATAAGTAAAATCATACTCAATCGGATAAGCTTTGGCTTTAATCGTAATAACGCTGCCTTTTCTCGAAAACGATAGTGTATCCGAAGCAGCCCGTCTGCTCGGTGGAGTTGTAAGCTCCGTCCATCCGCTCCACGCCGATTCACCGGTTGTCTCGTTTACTGCTCCCAAACGCAGCATATACGTTGTGCAAAACTCATTTGCATTTGATATTTCGCTAAGCTTTTCGGTCTTAACGGATGAATCTCTTGTTATACTAAATTCAGAAACCTCGCCCGATCCGTATTTTGCTTTGCTTTGTACATAGTACGCCGCATCGCTTTCCGTCATACCCGAAAGCTTAATATACGCGTCCGGGTAATCGTCAAATTGCTGAAAGCGGTATACAAGCTCAGGCTCGTTCGGTGCCGACAGCGCAGAGCTTTCAGACATAGTGGTAAACGTAATGCGTCCGCCTATTTTGTAATACGGGTCAGCGTCCGCGCTGTCGTTTACCCACGCGTAGCAGTACAGCGTATAAGTCGTATCGGGATTCGCGCTTAAGCTGGTTTCAAATGACTTTGCGCTGTCGCTGTAAGGCGGCAGAAAGTATTTAATATCGCCTACAGATACGCAGTCTGTACCGTAATCCGTGCCGGTAAGAACAATGGCATTATAGTTGCTGCTCGAAAAAGCTTTTTCAAGGTTATAAATCCCAACTTTAAAATAATCTCTTCCTACTTCAATAACATCCCAGCTTGCCAATAATCAACACCTCACCCAAACACAGCTACTCCGCCCGAGCCTCCGCCGTTTAAATTCGTAACCGTACAAGACGAAAAGTCCCACTCGCCTTTTGGATAAACCTTATTTACATTTAGGTTATATCCCAAATAATTTACTCCGTTTATATAAAAGTTAACAGCATCAACATTATTGTAAACGCCCCATATACAAGTTGAATCAATCGGAGTTGCATTTCTGGCCGCAAACGGAGAATATAATCCGAAATCTCCTGTTCTTGACCACACTTTTGCATAATACTCTCCCTCAGGTGAATATAATTTAGTACAGGATAAGTTATCTGTATCTATTCTGTCAGCCGATATTGTCCCGTCAGTAATAAGGTCACCGCTTATTTTTACCTTTCCGTCAAGTTCAAAACCGTTTGCGGTCTGTTTAAACACAGAACCAAAGTTTCCGTTTGCTCCGCTCTGCCACTTCTCGCCGTCATAATGCCAATAAAGATTGGTAGATGAATCATAGTATACAACGCCCGTGTCAGCGGTGTTTTTGTTAAACACCGTTACTTCCAGAGGGCTTCCGTAATTCGCCTTTACTATCATTGATATACTGTTTTTTGTCTGCTCTATACTCGATTCAAAAGCTTCTTTTAAATCATTGTTAACCTCTGTAACGGCAGAGGTTATGCTGTCCTCCGTCTGCTCAATTGTAGAATACTTTGAAAGCTCCTTAGTTAAATCTTCTTTTTCAACCTTTGTTTTAATGCTGTCCGACAGCTGAGTGATAACAGAGCTTTTTTTAATCTCGCCGTCAAGCTCATCCTTTGAGACCTTTGTCTCTATTTTTTCCGCTGTCTGCTCTATTGTACTGCTCATCTCGGTCATTCCGCTTTCCAGATTATCGGTTTTAACAACAAGCGTTTTGATACCGTCGGCACTTACCGAGATTTCGGTTTTCATATGCTCCTTTTCCTTTAAAATGTGCGAGCTGAAGTTGTCGTTATCAAGGTTTTCGATACTGTCGGCAAAAAGCCGCTTAAACTTGGCAAGCTCATCGCGAAGCTCAAAAACCTCATTCCTCAGCTGTTTAAAATTCATTTTTGAAACTTCAAGGTCAGACATACAAATCGCCTCCCGGCTCATACCATAACTCCATTCCGTAAAGCTTTACAAATCCATATCCCTCAACATAAAGCCGCACACCCCAGTGAGCCGTCTGTCTCGGCTTAACCCTGACAGGAAGCCTCCCGCGTTTGCCGCCCGACGAATATACAAGATGAGACTTATCCTTATCAAACTCCTCGCCGTCATACAAAAGATAAACTTTAAATTCAGCTCCTTCAGAGACTTCAGCAAGCATTTGAAGCTTCTTTATATGTTTGATATTTGCCGATATTTCATTGCCGTCCTGTCTTGTTGTTACATCTGTTTCAAAGCTCCATTTATGCGCATAATCCCCCGTATCGGTTTTGTATATTTCCCCATCTTCGTTCAGATAATACATACCTTGTGTATTATGGGAAAAAGCAGCAATCCTCCGTGATACCGTCTGCCTTGACCATTGCTCGGCAATAGTGTCATAGGTAAACATATACTTATTTCCGCTTATATCCTCGCAATACAAGATGTAACATCTGCCGTCAGACCCCGCCGCGGCATATCTGTACCCGTCAATATTCAGGCTATAGCTTAATATTCTCGGATTAGAACCTGTATAAAGTTTAACATTATCGTCCGACACAAACATCAGTCGTCCGTCAACCTCCTGTATGCTTCTGAAGTCAATAGCGCCCTCGGCAAATATTTCGTTTATTCTGAAAGGATTTTTTGTATTATAAATCTCCTGCATATAATCGCGTTTAAAGCAAACAACACGCCCGTCATACACGACAATACCCGTAAAAATTCCGTCAGCCTTAGAACTCGCCTGAGAAGCCGATACCCACGCATTGGCCTCATTGTATGACTGCACCGTGTCAAGCGTCCAGTTACAATAATCATTAAATCCGCTTGCATAAACTCTTGTATCATCTACTCCAAACACGCGGCTTAAGTGTACCGCCGCATATTTTAAACCCGGCACGGCAGGGGCGGTCGATACGCGCCAATCCCATTTTGTTCCGCCGTTTTCAAGCTCAACCTCAACATACCGCCACGTCTCTTTTGTTGCCGCATTATAGTAATAATAATTTGCGTTTGCCGTCTTGTCGGGCATAGACGATAACGTCCATTCTTCCAAAGCCTTTTCCTTTTCTTCGTCAGACATATCATCTATGCCGGCTATAATGCTGTCATCTTTGGCTTTTGTAAAGGTTCTTACCGCGGCGTCCATACCGTCGCATTTAAAGTAAGATTCATCGCTGTTCAGTCTGAACTTATATTTTCCGTAATTGCCCGTTTTTTCATCGGTTTCAACGTCTGTATATTCATACCATTTGCCGTCTTTTCGGTTAAAATAAAGCGTCCCGTATTCTTTCGGCTCTATATCCGATTTGTCGGCATAATAACAGGTTCTTTCTGTTTCGGCATCTGTATAAGAGGTTATGTCAAAGCTGTCTTCTTCTATATACATAGCCATTGCCGCCTTATCGGGAAAGATTAAAAGCCGCCGCCTGTAAGAGCCTCCCAAAGGGTCTGTCGGGGTATCGTATACATTAAATTGAACCATACTTCTGTATACGCTTTCATCAAATTCAGACTGCTCGCAAACAAGCCCCGTATAAACCTTTGTGCCCTCATTTTTAATATAGTCAACCCATATTCCGTCACCTTTTTTATAAATACAGCATAAAAAATCATCAAAGCCGTAAAGCGCAACAGGGCAGGAATATTCCGTCAATTTAAGTCTTATGTGTTTGGCGGACGGGGTAAGATACGGTGCGTATGCGGTTGAAATATTTGCCTCTTCCGACAGCATACCCGTATCTATATCCTGTCTGCGGTTCAGACCGCTCCAATTTATTTTTACGGTTTTATAAGACTTTGCCGATTGCGGCAGAGGCATTTGCAGATATTTAAGCCCCTCATCCTCTTTCTTTTTCTTTGCCATAACCACGCACCCCTCTACATCGAAAAAGCCGATTCTCTCTGTTTTATCCATTCTTTAAACGTTTCAATCAAAACGTTATAGTCGTTCAGCCATTTCGCGGCCAAAACATCCTCATTTGCTATCTTATACGCCTCTCCTCTCAGCTTGGCGCGTAAGATATCCGTAAATTCGGGCGGCAGGCATACATTTTCACGGGATATTTCCCCTGTTTCCGATACAGTCTTAAGCTTCGGACGTGCAAAATACAGTATTCTTATTCCGTACGCCTTGGCGTAAGGGCAGTTAAACCCCAAATTCTCTGCGGATTTATAATAGGTGTCATCAAACAGTTTCCCGCTTGTAAGCGTTGTTTTAATAAGCTGTTTTGAACCTACGTATACAGTATATATATCCTCAAATCTTATATTGTCTTCACCCGCGGGGACAGAAATATTGCTCAATTTTATTACATCTTTTTCAATATCCTCTCGCTCAAGGCGAATCTCTCTCTGCTCTTTGATAATCTCGCTGTAAATAAGTTGCTCGGCAGCGTTAAGCCAACCGACATAACTCCTCTCCGAAACAGGATATGCAATATCCGCTTCGCTTATAATATCGGCGATTAAGTCCGCCGCACTTATTTTACCGTCAAACATCACCAAGTCACTTCCCTTCCGCCCCATCTTTTTCCTTTTGATTTATTGTTCCAGTATCTGAGGTATGCCTCCTGCGCCTTTCTGATAAACTCCGTTTTATACGTATCCTGCCCGCTTGTAAAATATAAAATATTGTCAACAATTGCCGCAAGGTACAGCGGACGTATCGGGCAAAAATCATCAATATCATATACAGGTTCAAAGCCTTTGTCCTTATCAAATACAAGCTCACCGTATGAAGCCTCAAGCTCCGTGACAGTATCGTTAAAATAATTAAAAAACCTCCGTTGTTCCACCGGTACAACAAGGTTTACTTTTTCAAAAACTGTTTTTAAATTTATCATCGGACACACCTCCGTATCTATTTTTGTTTGTTCAGCAAGCGCCGTGTCCGAGACCGCTCAAAAAAGCGGTCTCGAAGCGTTTATATTTTACGCTGCGCAGTTATAAAATCTTACACAGCCGCCGGGGTTTGTGCAGATAAGCTCGCCGTAGTTTGCAAGCAAAGCACGGTAAACCGACTGATTTTCTTTAAGGTTAAATATTCCTCCGCCCTGAAGCTCACAGAAGCTCCATTCCTGAGAATGCAGTTCAAGCGCGGTAGTATCAATACCCCACATCTCGTTATCGGGCACAAACTCTTCATTGACGATGTCAACCTCACGGTTGCCAAATACAAATGTTACCGACTTAAAGCCGCCCTCCAAGTCTCTGCCCTCAACGCGAAGCTTGTTTGTCTCAAGATAGGTAACATATTCGTCAAATGCCCTGTCTCCGCAAAGAAGCATATCAACCTTAGAGTTTTTGTCTCTCTGCGCAGTTCTCAATCCCTTTGTTATAAATGAATTTGATATGTCGCTGTTGCAGTCTATAACAGTCGGGTAAAGATAAGGATTATCCGCCTTGTTTACACCGTATATAGATGCAATATTGTTGTCAAATATTGCGCCAAGACCCGTAATCTCACGGTTGTACGAATTTTGAACGGTAATAAAACCTCCGCCCGATTCCGTTCCTTTAGACGCGTCTACGGTAACCGCGCTGATAGACGTATTTGCAGAAGCGCCGTCAAATGTAACCGTATATACGTTCTCGGCGCTGCCGTTTGTCGGTGTAAGTGATTCTGCGGTTCTGGTGACAGACTTTATTCTAAGCCCCTTGCCGTTTGTATCGGGTGCGGTTCCGCCCGCAGCATAAAGGTCAACCGTCAGACCTTCTTTAAGCATCTTTATATCGTTTACCTTTGCCGTAATAACGCCGTCTGAGTATGTGGTAGCGCTGCGAAGCTTACAAAGCACGCCCGTTCCGTTGCCGAAGTACGCGCGTCCGACATTCCACTTTGCCGCCGCATAAGCGCCCTTTATTTCGGTATCAAGTGCGTCAGCCATCGCTCCCGCGCTTCCGGTAAGCCTTACCGCCTTTGCGGATATTCCGATATCCACATACATATCCTTTGCCTCGGTCGTAAATCTTTCAAAGTTTACGCGTCCCGCCTGCGGCGTTGCCATACCCTCTTCGCCAAAGCCAAAACCGCCGGCAAGCCCGATGGGTGCAGACGCTACAATTTTGTTGCCTTTAAGCGTCTTTTTCTTGATTTTTGAAAGGAACGGAGTAGGCTCAATGCTAAGCATATTGTTCCATACGGGTAAGTAGTTTTCTTTCAAGACTTTTTCATAAGTCTTAAGGTTCTGTTCATATGACATTTAAATCTCTCCTTGTATTATATAATTTTAATTTTTTTGCTGTTTTATCTGAAAGCGTGACGCGTACGTTCAGAGGCTTCGTCCCACGTCTTAGGCTTTCCGGGTATATTAAGCGCTGCGTTAACCGCTCCGCTGCTCGCAGAAAACGACGGCACTTGCTGACTGTTTTTAAGAGAGTTTACCCTCTCCTGCTCAATAAGCTTTCTGTAATCCTCATTCGCTTTATATTTTTCAAGAAACTCCTCGGGTGTCATTTCCTTGGGCGGTTCAGGCTCGGGCGTGTTCATCGCGTCAACGCCACGGGCTATTGTATACGCCAAGATGTATTTTTCATCATCGGGAATGTCATCGGACGATAAAGCCTTGTTGTTTGCAATAATGTTGTCAAGCTTAGACCGCATATCCGCCATCCCGCGAAGTTCACTCATTTTAGAAAGTCCCTCAAACGCCTTATCTCGCTCAGCCCTAAGTTTTCCCTCTCTCGCCTGTTCTATATAAGGCGAGATTTCCTTCATAATACCGCCGCGTATATATTGCGCCATCTTTTCGGCATATTCAGCCTCTGCATTTCTTACGGTATTTTCATCCGCAAAAGCAAGCGAATTAATATCAAGTCTCGGGGCTTCAAGCGTTTCCGCAACAATACTCTCCTCCTGTTGCTGTGACATCTGCCTCATTTGTTCGCTCAGCTGTCTTATCTGCTCGGTTAAAGCCGCGTTTTGTTCTCTCATTTGATTCAGCTCACCGCTTGTCCGATTAAGCTCCTGTGCCGCCGCCTCAGCTGTATTTACCGCGCTGTCAAGCGTTTCAGCTTCCCGATTTGCAATGCTTTCCGCACCTGCCGATTGCTCCGCATTTTCGCCATTGCCCACGGTCGTTTCGCTGTTCTCTGTATCCGTGTTTTCATTCCCGCCGTCTGAATTAACCTCTCGGTCGGGCACTGTGTTTTCCCCGGCATTCTCCGGCGTTCCGTTTTCCGCATTATCAAAACTTTCCGCATTCTCTGCACTTTCCGTATTTTCCGTATTGCCGAAGATATCTTCAGCCTCTTTTGTCGCTTCCTCAAAAGTCTTTGCCATAATAAATCATTCCTTTCTATTTTTAATTCTGCATTAATATCAGCTTTCCCATTCTCGCTTTGTCGATCTTAACCGTCACTTTCGCTTTTGTCTCAAGCACCGTATCATCATCACGATAAAACTTAATCAGCGGCTCACCGTCAAGAATCGCAGGCGCGGTTACAAATGCCTCATCTGCGCCGATAAGCCTATCCGTTATCTCTTTGCCGCCGACAAACAGCCGCCAGCCGCTTGCCTCTATCGGGTATTCAAGGCTGATTCTAAGCCCTCCCGAGACAGAGCCGACATAGTTCGTCATCGCGAATGTTCCTACACTTTCGGACAAAAGCTTTTCTATACTCTCGCCCGTCAGGCACGCGCTGCCGTTTGAGTATACGGTTCCCGAATAATACGCGTTACCGGCACGGTCAAGTGCATACGCGTTTGCGCGGTGTTCTTCGTCCAAGCCATTCCCCACAATGTCTAAGTACTTGTTGCCGTTATCGGGGATATTAAACGCCCCTCTTGCCGACTGACAATCTCCGTTTGCAACCGTACCTCTGTTTTGAGCGTTTGAATAATTGCCGTTTGCTTTGGTATTTGCTCCCGAAGCTTCGCTTGCATATCCTGCCGCCATTGTTGCCATCCCGCGCGCACAACTCTCGTTGCCGTCCGCAACCGTCCGATAGCCGCTTGCGTTCGCTCTCTCACCCAAAGCTTTGGTATAGTATCCCGACGCGCCCGAGGCAAATCCCGAGGCTTCGCAGCCTACGCCCGAGGTCTCGCCGTTAAGACCCGCGGCAGACATTACGCCGCCCGCGTGCGCATAAAAGCTTTCGGGAATCTCAATATCCGTGTCTCCGTAAATTCCGCCGTGAATAATCAAAGAGCCGTAAAATCCGTTGGGAATGTACTCTTCTGCGGTCATTATTGAAACCGCTGTCGTTATTTCTTTGTCATCGGTAATCTTATATCCGTTTCCGTCATTCGTTTCGGATACAGCTTTTATGCAGCCGCGGTACTTCGTTTTATATCCCTTTTCACCGAATATATCGGGCAAAAATACGTTTATATGCTCGCCGATTAAGCTTTGGTCGCTTTCTGTGCAGTAAAAGCCCTTTGACGGAACATACTTGATTCGGCTGTCAAGCTTGCATATCGCCTTGTTGCCAAAGCCCTCCATATGCGCGTTCGGAATATTCGTTTCACATTTAATCCGCTTTAACCGCTCTGCTTCCGCCTTGTCAACGGCGGCTTTTACCTCATCGCCAAACTGCTTTGAAAGCTCGGCTTTGGCTTCGGTCACCTCATCATCAACCTTTGCGTCAATGTAAGAGTGAAGCTCGGCGGGTAATTTTTCGACCTTGCCGATAAGCGCGATTAAAAGACCGTACTCGTCCGTCGATTTTATAACGTCATCACTGATTATACTCGGCTCAACCCTGAGTTCAAACTTCTGCGCGGTCAGCTGTGTTCCGTCAAATATCTGCATTTCACAGATTACCACTCCGGGTACGGCAACCGTGTTTGAAGCCGTTTCAAATACTGCCGTCCCGTCTTTGACGCTCCCTACGGTCTCGGTGTATGTTCCGTCGGGCTTTAAGCAGTTTAAAACCACCGTTGCGCTGTCGGGAATCTCTACCGCCGCGCCCGAATTTTTAAGCGATACCAAAAACCGATACGCATTATCCCCCTGACCTATCGGAATATATTGAACCGCGCGGCTGTTTCTTGATATCTCCGCCGTGATTGGTATATCTACTCTCATAAATATAGTTCCTTTCTATTGGTAGGTGAAGTTAATTTGTGAAAATTCTTGAAAAATACGGAATAATGTAGTATAATAAAAAAGCGTTGGAAATTTCCAACGCAGGGTAAGACTGAAAGCAGTATAAAAGCTGGGGCGGTTATGCCATCATCTCCAAGGAAAGGAGGTGATAGCTTATGGAACAGTACATAATTTTTATGATACTTTTATTATTATTAATAATATCCATAAAAAAATAACGCCAGCCTTCGCAAAGCATTAGCGTTATTTTTCAAATAATCTTAATGTCTTGGCATAACCGTTTGAGGTCTTACCTTTTCTATTTTTATTATACAATTACATTATGATTTTGTCAAGAATTTTTTAATAATTTTTTCCCGTAATCTCTTTATATTGTTCGGCGGTGATTACGCCTTTTTGTACGGCTGTTTTAACCATCAAAGCGTTCCAAAGCCCCGAATCAAAGTAGAATTTGATTTTTTCATAGCTCATAATTATTTACCCTCGCTTTCTGCGGTCTCTTCGTCCTTATCGGGAAGCGACATAAGATTCTGATATTCAAGGCTTGCCGCAATGCTCGCAAGCGATGTCGCCGTTATCTCTTCGTTAGAGGGCGTGCCATCGTCTGCGGCGGCGTTTTGCGCCTCTTCAAACGCTTCGATAGCTTCAAGCTTTTCCTCGTCCGTTTTGCAAGCCGAAAAATCCGCGCCCTGTGCCTCGCACCTCTGCACCATCTGTCCGAGAGTGCCGAAAAATCCGCCGTTTATCTCGCCCGCAGAGCAGACAACCGTTATCGAATCAAGTGCCGCCACAGGGTAACGCTCCTTCCATTGCTCGGCGGTCAGCACCTCGCCTATCGGCGTAATGACCGCGCTTTTCTTGTCCCAAATTGCATACTTTTTCATTTTTCTTTTCCTCCTTGAATTTTTATGTTGTTATTGCTTCTACCGTATCAATCTTGGTGGAATCTGTGCCAAACCCGCCGCCGAAGAGTGCAAAGCTTCCTATTTCCGCCGCATCGCCACCCCAATGCGAATATTTAAGTGTGAAGTTATTCGAGCGCGTCAGCGATTTATCATACACATCTGCCGCCGTGCAATACGCCGATTTGGTTTCCCCTCCCGCAAAGACGGCAAAGTCTTCAACAGATGCCGCCAAAAGACCGTATCGCGCAGCGGAAAGGTCGGTTGCCGCAGAACGCGTAAGCGATGCGTTATACGCGTCAACAATTGCTTGAGGTGCTACAGGTTTGCCGGTTCCGCTTTCATTATACGTACCGCCGCCGAACAAGGCATAATTTCCCGCCTTTGCCGCGGCAAGGGACCAGCGACCTTGGCTTAAATTGTAAAGGTTTGTAACTGTCAGTGATGAATTTACCGCACACATTTCATCTTGACGGGTGGTTGTACTGCCCTTACACCCTCCGCCATATATAACATAGTCGCCGAGCGATGTTGCTGCTATGTTTTCGGTATTTGGCCATTCAAGCCCTCTGTTGAACGTTTTGTGCGTAAGCGACGCGTCATATGCGTCCGCAGTACCGCCATAATAGCCGCCGATAATGAACGCGTGATTTTTACCTTTTGCGCCCGCGCCACTGTGTGGGGTATCGTAGAGGTCAGCTGCCGTTACCTTCGTAAGCGAGCCGTTATACACCTCTACCGGTCTATAGTATTTTTTGCTTGACATTCCGCCTGCAAAGATTACATATTCGCCTATACCCGCCGCCATATGATTGTATCTGCCATAGGTAAAATCCTCCGCAAGGCTTCTGACAAGCGATTTATCATACGCCGTCACTTTAGAAGCAACCGAATCAGCATCGCCATTGCCGCCGAATACCGCATATGTATTTGAGGATGAGGCCTTACATCCTTGCGGTGTGGCAAGCGGCTGAGATGTCTCGCCCCAATATTCGGGTTCGGTCGAAAAGCACGGTCTCGCCACGCCTCCTATGCCGATGTATGCCTTTTTGATTCGCCGTGCGAGTCCGTTTACCCCGACATACGCCTTTTTGACCCGCCGCGCCGCCGAGTTTACACCTACGTAAATTTTCTTTGCCATTTTACCACCGCCTATTCGTAAACAAAGTATAGCTTACCCGTTGCGAGCGCGCTTGTCCCCGCCGTAAGGTCGGTTGTGCTGTACGAATACGCAGGTGCCTTTGCGCTAAGGCTCGAATCCAGATTATCAAGCTTCGTTTTATATGTTGAAGTAAAATCATTGGTGGATAAGCCTTTTCCGCTGACTTTATCAACCTTACCGCTTAAGTTTGTATCGAGGTTGTCGAGCTTGGTTTTGTAGTTATCCGTAAAGTCGTTCGCAGACAGCCCCTTGCCCGTAACCTTATCGACCTTACCGCTTAAATTTGTATCCAAATTATCAAGCTTTGTCTTGTAAGCAGATGTGAAATCATTGGCGGATAACCCTTTCCCGCTGACCTTGTCCACTTTGTTCGTTAAATCGCTTGCCTTTGCCTTTTTGTCAAGCTCTTCTTTAAGCTTTTTATCAAGTTCGGTCCAGTTTTCGTCTTGTACGGTTATGTTTGCCGCGCCGTCAAGCCCGGGGGTTGAAAACCCGTAATTTGTAGTTTTGTCAGCCATTATAATGCCTCCTTATTTAAAATATCGTTCCACGTATACCCGGATTCAAGCAGGTCTCGCCACGTCTTTCCGCTGTTTAATACATCTCGCCAGGTTCGGTATTTATACTCAAATTCAACAGCAAGGTGTGCCGGCATAATCAGCTTAAGCTGAATAATAATACCGTCCATATTATCGGGCTTGCCGATAATGTTTGTAAACTTAATATAAATTTTGTAGTTAGCCGAATCCTCAACGATTACAACTTCGCCGCGTGTGTAGGCTTCTACAATTGCTTTTACGCGTTCTTTTGTTGTTGCGCCGATTTGCCGATATCTTGAAAGTACACGGCTGCGCCGCTGCTCAAGCGTTAGATTTGTGTTGCTTTCAAGTCCGACCGATGTTTCCCACTTGTCAATCCATTCTGTTGCGGTAAGAATATTTGATTCATCGCTTATTTTGGAGATTTCGGCTTTCAGCCGTTCAAACTCTGCATTTAACGCATCGTTGACGGCGCTCATTACCTCGGATTTCTTATAATAGACCGGCTGATATTCAGACAGATTTGTCACATCAGTCACCCCCCGTAAGTGAAATTGTTCCGATTACCGCGATTTGTCCTTCATTTACGGAGATGTTTTCCGTTTTGCCGTTTAAAGTATAGTTTGTGTAATAACTTACTCCGGGAAGGCTCTGAAGTATCGATCCAACCATTGTATACGGAATCAGACCGCCGCTGAACCCCACGTTTTTAATATAGGCTGTCAGCTCTTCCGTAAAAGCGTCTTTTGCGGCGGATAAGCTGAACGAGCCGTCTACAATCAGTTTCGCCGAAACATTAACAGATACACTTTCGGCTGAGACAACGGTAACCTCAGGGCCTATAAGCCGCTGTTGTTCTATATGAGCAGCGACTGCCGCGACAAGTTCGTCACTTGCGGGTTCCATAGCAGAGGTGGCTATTACGACCTTAACTGTTCCGGGACCGTTCCATATGCCATAACATTTCGCTGCACCCACGCCGTCAACTTCAAGCGCCCATTGCTCAAACTCATACACGTTGCCCGAGGTTACGGGGTGGTTCAGAAAGTAGATGTAGCGCTCTCTGAAGTCATTATCTGTCTCTTCATCTGTTCCGCCCGAAATCGGATTTAAGTTTATTACAGACAATAGGTTCTCCGGCATAACGGGAAAGTAGTTTACCGTTTCCGCAGGAGCGTTGCCCGATTCACCGGGATACTTTGCTCTAATCGGCACAACCGCGCTTCCGGAAGAGACTGTCATTTCTGTTGTTGTTTCATACAGAACCCTGCCGCGTGCAACAAGAGTGCCGACGGGAACAACCGCGCCGTCTGTGCCTGTTACGGTAACATTTCCGTCGGCATATGTGGCTTGCTTTCTTGTGTAGCCCATTTGCGCAAGAAGTCTGTCGAGGTCATCTCCGCTTGCTTCGCTGATTAAATTTTTACTTATTTGCGAATCAATGTTTGAATACGCCGATTCAAATTCTATTGCCGCAGCAGCCAATATATCGTAAAGCACGCTGCCCTCATCAGTATTATATTTGCTCGGAATTTCCGCTTTAAGCCGTGTCAGAACTCCCGAAGCCGTTTTGTCTATAGCCAATTATACCGCCTCCTTTATATCTTCGCTTCCGTATATAGTTTCAGCTTTAAACTCTATAATAACGGCACTGCCGTCGCGTTCAGCCGAGAAATTGTTGATGTCGGTTACACCTTCAATATTGCCTATACATTCTTTTACGGCACGCTCTATCTCTGATAAAAGTAAGGCAGAAGGAAGAGTTTTTCCGACAAGACATTCCTCAAATTTATTGCCGTAACCGCTGTCAAAATACACTTTATAGCGATTTGCGGCAGTATGCATACTTTTGCGGATACGGTTTATAAGTGCGGTTTTGCCGGTGATAAGCATTATGTTTCCGCCGCGTGTTGTCTCGACTTCATTTTTATCAAAATCAAAAGATATGTCATACTTCACAATGCATCGACTCCAATCACTAAATATTGTTTATGCATATTTGTAAGCGGAAGCATATACACGCGTGATTTCAGATAGATATAACTCCCTTTTTCGTCTTGCTTTTTCAGGTCAATAACACTTGCAATATGCTCTGTTTCCAAAACAACGTTTTCCGATAATCGTATTTTAATATCGGGAAGCTGCTCGACAATGCCCGATACGGGCGAATATACAGGGGTATTATCACGCGATTTTAAAAGTTTTGCCATTTCATACGGTGCGTTCATTGAATTTCAATCCTTTCAAGCTCAACCGTCACGCTGTGACGGGCTTTTTTGATTTCGTGCTGAGCGGAAGTTATTTTATACTTGGTATCGTCAACCGTGATAACATCACCCGCACGGGTATAATCTGTCAGTTCAACCTGCATAGTAAACCCTCTTGTTGCCTTTTCGAGGTTAAGCTCCCAAAGCTTTGTTTGCGCAAAATCACTCGGGTTTGCGCTTTCGTCTTCAAGCTTTATTACCTCTTGCAGAAAGCCGTATCGGTTCACCGAATCGGTGCTGCGTGCGACCGCAAGAACAGTTTTGTCCGATATTACTTTTACCGCTGTCTTCATATCCTCAATGGAAGATGTGACGGATTCGGCTCCTCTGTGCTTTACGCTGTCTTTAAGTTCTGTATTGTCTGACATACGGAACTTAGGCATAACTTCAAATGCACCTATTTTGTATATGCGTATTCCGGTCGGAACAAAATCAAAGTTCCAGCTGCCGCCGACCTTGTTTTCAAGAATATCCCATATAATCTCGGATGTGGGTTTATCAATATAAATTTCGGTCACATAACAGCCCTCAAATGTCACGGGATCTAAGTATGCAATGGGGATTGACAAATCTGACAGAATTTTTTTTACGGCTTCAATTGCGGGAATCCCCTTAAACTGATATGTGTCGGTTGTTTTGTTGAGATACCACCCGACATCTGCCGTCGTATACGAACTTTCGTGCCTGTTGCCTGTATCGTCGGATATTACTATCCCGCGGAACACTTCACGGATATCTGCTTTGCTTCGGGTAAACAGACGTATAATCTCGCCTTTTGTGGGTATGTAGACATCTTGGTATCTTGTGTCCGACTTTGCGGAGGTAAATGTCATAGTTGTTGCAAGCTCTTTTTCCGTATTAGACCAGGAAACAGCTCCGACGGACGCGGTTATATTCCGAAGCTCGGCGTATACGCTGATTTCATCATCGGGGATAACATCGGGCATACGGAAGATGGTGTTGTGTATGGGAAGCTTCTCATTTGAATCAACAAAATTTGCTATACTTCCCGCACCACCGCCGCGCCACGCGGGTTCTACATCGGATATCCATATGTTTGTTATGGCTGCTTCGTATGTTTTTGTTCCCGTGTATTCGTTAAGCGCCGCGGCAAAGCCGCTCTGCCAGTCGCTGCTCTCAATATCCGCTTCGATTTCAAGAAGATTGCACGAAACAGATTTGTCTTCAACGTATCCGGGGCCGTCCGTGTGATACGAGTGCGCGGGGTAATCCGTGTTGGTTTCGCGGTCATCCTTTTCATCACCCTTTATACACACAATTTCGGTTCCGTTGTCAAACTTAATTTTTACAAACGTTCCGCAAGGACCATAAAATGAACCGAGAGCGATAATTAAAAAGCTGTTTTTCCACAACCGAAGCTTAGTCCGATGAGTTGACGCGTTTTCACCGCGGGAAATCTGATAGTTCTTGGTGCTTGCGTCGGTTATCTTGAAGTATCTCTCATATGTTTTGGCTTTAAGCGCCCGCGCATTGTTCGGCAGAGCCATCTCGCGCCAGTCGGCAACCCAGCCGCCGCCTCCGCCGTAGGTGAGATTAAGCTCTTTTATAAGAGTGTTTGATATGGCTTTGGCAATATCAGCTTTCTTTTCCGCATACTTATTCATATCGGAAGCGGAATCTATAAAGCAAACTTCAAGCAGAGAAGAGGAAGTGCCTCCGTTTTGAGCCTTGTCAGAGCAGCTCAGAACTTTCAGATTGCTTGGGTGTTCTTTTACGCCGTTGTTTTTAAAACCTGCGGCAGATGAGACCGTAGAGGCAAGAGAAGTTTCAAGAGCGCTTGCCTTTCGGTTCTTGGCGCGGTATACGGTTGTACCGCTGCCGCCGCCCGCGTCAAAGTGAACGGACAGAAAACAGTTGTAATCACTCCATTTGATATTAAGAGAGTTTATATAGCTGAACAAGTCGCGTTCATAATCCCACACGGTTACATCGGCATAGCCGACAAGGTTTGATTCTACCGCGCGTATAACCTCGCGTGAAAGTTCGGCTTCAATATATCCGTTGCCGCACGCGCCCGAATCATATACCCCGTTTTGCTGTTTGCCGTGTCCGGGGTTTAAGAATATCTTCGGAACGGATTTGGCAGAGGAGTATGACGCAGAATCACCGTCCCACGTCATTTCAACTATGGTTATGCTGCTTCCGTATGTGCGCGCCGAACGCGTAACCTTGTTGCCCGTGCCATTACCGTTTAAAGAAGAAATAGTTCCGTCCGAAAAGCTTTCCACTACGGCAACGTGGTCAGCCCAGGATTTGTCCGCTTTAAGGTTTACTATAAGCAGGTCACCGGGCTTGGGAGTGTATCCGTCGCCCGATTTGTGAAGCGTTCCCATCTTTGCAAAGCTGCAGGCGGCGGCAGTACCTTGGCGGCTGTCGCCTACGGCTTTTAAACGGTTATTTACCCATATGGCGCACCAAGGCAGACCGCCCGTGTTATACTTTTCGGGACCGTTGCCGACTTCTGCGGCACAGGCTTCTACAAATTGCTTTGCCGTAGCCATATTCTACCCCTCCTATAGTACGCCTTTTGCCTTTAAAACGCGATAGAATATGGTTACAACCCTTGCCATATCCTCGGTAAAGTCAAGACCGTCACCTGTTCCGTTTATATACCCCGCCTCCTGTAATTCGGATATAGCTTGGTCGTAAAACGGCTTTGCGTCTTCTATTGTCTCTATAAGCTTTCCGCCCGTAAGTGAATCAATCTTTGCGGAAAGTTCGTTTATTCTTCCGTTTAGTTCTTCGTATTGTGCCAATGTTAAATCCTCACTTTCGGTATCGATTAATGGAATCTCTTTAAAAGCAATACTGTACTCAATATCGCCTGTCATCCCGAGTTTATAATCAAACTGTGTTACCTTAACCGCCATATTTATCGGCGTTCCGGATATAATCAGCCGAATGGGAAGCTTGCGCTTTATCCATATATCTATTTTGTAGCCGTACTGCCATACATCATCAAGTCTTAAGCAGCGCAAAAACGGATAATCTTTTGACGGAAAGAAGCTTTCCCACGATATGGATTTAAGCCCGGGTGTATCAATAAAGCTCAGCTCTTCACCTGTCACGGTTTCAAATGTATCATCGCCCTGCGGCTTGGAAACCGAAAACTCGGGCGGAACAACCGGAAGCTCCATTACCTCTTCGCGGTTATTTACGGATAAAAAAATTCTTAGCATACAGTCACCTACATATTGTCTAAAATTTCTTTTACTTTTTTAATAAACTGTTCTGCCGCGTTTCGGTCATCGGCGTTTACGTTTACATAGAATGTATTGTAATATGTTCCGCCGCCCGAAGCAGCACCTGCGGGCAGAGGGGTAACCCTGGCACCTCTCGGCAAAGACAGCATTTCGGGACCGCGCTCGCCGACAATTACATTGCCCGAACGGCGTATAATGCCGCCGCTTGCAAGCATAGGTATCTGCGGAGCTGTCAAATTGGGTATTGCCGAAATGCCGACCACGCCCGTTACCTTGTTAATGCCGTTAATAAGCAGGTTAATGCCGCTCACAGCGCCGCTTATCATAGAGTTCATACCCTTGATAACAAGGTTTATTGCGCCTTTTACGGTGTTGACTATACCGTCCCATACGGATTTAACGAAGTTACCGACGGCAGAAAACGCCTTACAAATAGCGTCCTTTGCGGAATTAAACACACCGCCGAACCATTCTCCGACCGTTGAAAAGACATTTTTTATTCCGTCCCACAGAGAAACGGCTGTGTCCTTTATACCGTTCCAAAGATTCGTAAACCATACGCCCGCGGCTGAAAAGAATCCTTTGATTCCCTCCCAGCACAACCTCGCGCCGTCTTTGATTTTGTTCCATATATTCACAAACCACGCCGAGATTTTGCCCCAGTTTTTATAAACAAGTATGCCGACGGTGATAAGAGCGCCGATAGCTAAGACAATTAAGCCAACAGGATTTGCATTAAACGCCATTGCAATAACCTTTCCGAGGGTTTTAAATACACCGTACTTGTTTTTAAAACCGCCTATTACAATAGACCAAGCTTTAAATGCACCTATACCTGCTTTTGCTTTTACTAAGATGTTTGAGATATCTTTTGTCTTGCTGAGAAACGCTGCAGCCCCTTTAAATGCTAAAATTTGACCTATTGCGACTTTAATTATCGGACTAAGCCACGACCAGTTGTCTTTTACCCACGAAATAGCTTGACCTGTTTTGTCAAGCGCTGTTTTTATGCCTTCAACGGCAGATTGCATATACGGTACAGCGCTGTTTACAGCCCCTTCAAGCGCGGTTTGAATAGTCGGAATTTTATCGGTAATATATGTAAGAACATTTGTTATAACAGGATATAATTTAGCCCCGATAACCTCTTGCATATCACCCCACGCATTTTTCATCTGCTGAACACGCCCCGCGGGGGTGTTTGCCATAGACTGCGCCAAGCCGCCGAAGTTTTGACCCAATACTTCAACAAGCATAGAAGCCTTTTGACTTTCGTTTCCTGTTTTTAATATGTTTTTTTGAGTTTCGTTCATTATAACGCCGTAACGCGACAATGAACTTACATTACCCGCCATAACTTTACCCATCAGATTTGCCATTTGCTGCATTTGGTCACCGCTTACAGCTGTTCCGTACTGAGCAACGGCTAAGTCCTGCAAGGATGGCAAAAGGGTCTTAATTGTATCTGACTGTAATTGGAAAGTAGCAAGCTGTGACGCACCTTGAATTGTAACTTCATCACCGACGGTTGTTATTCCCTGGAGTTCGGAAGCATACTTTTTAATTGAAGCAACGCCTTCAAGTGTTGCTCCTTTTACATTCATTATAGTTGTTTCAAGGCGCTTTTCTGCAGCAGCCTGTACATCTGCCGCACTTACACAGTCCTTCATAAAGCCTGTTACTTTACTTATACTTGCATATGCCGCGACAACGCCTGTGGCTTTTTTGGCAAGCGATGTTAAACCGCTTCCCACAGAAGCAAGCCCCGAGTTATGAGACTTCATACTCGATGAGCTTTTTTTGAAATTGTTGTCAAGGTCTTTAATTCCCGATGAGGCCTTTTTTAAGTTTGCAAAAAAATTACCCTCGCTTAAAACGAGGGTGGCGCCGATTCTTTTTCCCGCCATTATGTCGCCGCCTTTCCGTTATTTTCTG